CCTTAGAGAACTCAGACTTCACACCCAAAGCACGATCAATAGCGATCTGCTCATCGATCCCAATCATCATGTCTTGGAACTCCAACGAAACATTCGCTGATTGCGACAACAGAGCCGTGGTTTCGGCACCAGCCGCAGACACCATCGGATCAAGGTGCTGGGCTAAATTGTTTTGGCGACGTATGTTCGCCTGTTTCGCATCCTCATACCCCTGAACACTTTCTCTGCGCGAATCGGCACTCATTCCTCGCCGAATATCTTCAGCACCAGATAGGTAATCCAAGGCAGCAGTTTCCTCCTCACCGTAACCACCAAGCATCATCGACTCGTAGTTGTCGATCTGACCGCCGACACGACCCATGCGGGCATCCTGCTGTCCACCAATCAGATTCTGGCGACCCGTCGCACCTGAGGTGACCGCACCATGTACGCCTTGAGCGCCAGCCTGTTGAGCAGCCAACAAATCTGCGATGCCTGCAAGTTGCAGGTCATTCATTGCGCCGATGTTACCCGTCGTCAAATCGTTCAGTTCGTTCAGGTAGCCGCCCGAGCGAACACCACCAGCTTCAGGGACCATCAACCCCAACAGGCGATCGCGCTGATCAGACGCAAACCCTGCATCTAAAGCGTGAGTGTCTTGAGCGCTTTGGTTGAGCATGGCGTACAGGTCTTCCTCGAGGGAAGCACTACTAGGGGGAAGCCTTCGTTGTTCCAACCCATCAAAGTTGTACGACATATCTGAACTAGGCATACTGATCGGGGGGCGGTCGGTATCCCAGCCTGAGGGAAAATCGGCTGGCCCGTACACGCGGGGAGTGGAACGCTTCCGAAACGATTCGGGTTCGTAATGCTCGTATAAATAGCGAGCCTCTTCAGGAGTCATATTCCCGACGCCCATTAGAAAGCCTCCATAATGTTTGGCTTCATTGCCGCCCTCAAAGCGACATCTGCTTGATATTTTTGCATTGCGTTAAGGAATGCTTGCCGGCGAGCAGCATCATCCTGCACTGCCCTGTCTTCCATATAGTCGCCGTAGCTGATGTCGTAGCGACCCAACCCGCGAATATGGGACTCACCCAAACGGCCCTTGTCACGAGAAATCAGACCAGTGTCAGGCCCAAGACCTCGCCGATTATATTGCGCTCCGACCTCATTAATTTTTTTGTTGAAGTCTCTTGACGCATCGTCGTGATACATCGCTCTGTCACGCATTGCCCGCTGCTTCATGCGGTAAGAATTCGCAAGCTTTGCTTTTAAAGCAATGAGTTCGGGGGCCAAATAGCCACCATAGGTGGGTGACCCGTAGTCGGCTGACCCAAATTTGGGTTTCCCCGTAAGACTGCCAGGAGCAATTTGGCTGCCCAACCCGCCAAGAACAGCACTCTGCTGATCGCTTGTCTTCACTGGCAGGTTATTGTCCCCTCCAAGGGCTTCGCTTTCTGTGCTGGTTCGAATTCCGCTTGACAGAACCTTCGGCGTCATATCGATGCCCAGGTACTGGGCGTCTAAGTCACGCTGATTTTTTAGGCCATCAGTTAAAGCCCATAGATCTAGTTCGCGTTGGTAGCGTCCTGTGTCGTCTTGCGGGTACCACCCCATTGGGATATCAGTCGGGTAGTCGGTCACTCTTCGGTCAACGGGAATATCCAGCGGATAGTCAGTCATGCCGCGTGTCTTCAGCGCCGATTCCATGTCCTGACCTGAACTGTGTAAACGGCTCTGCGGCATACCGAGTTGGTCAATAGCTGCTCGACGTTGGATCTCTACTATCGCATCATTGATTCGCTTGGCGTTCGGCGTTCCAGGGATACCGGCCTTGACAACATCACCAGTTCCATAGGGCGCACCATCAGGCCGCTGGTAAGCGCCCCAACGATCCACATCGGAATCACGCCGGCTCATATATTGCAGCGCAGCTGTCGCAGCATCAGCTATGTGAGTTCCCTTTGTGGGGCGTACAGGCTCGGGGGTGAACTCTGGGATGGGTCGCTGTGACTCTTGCCCAAGTCGCTGAATGACATCAGGGTTTGGTTGCGTCGGCGGGGTGTAAGGCATGATCCAATCATTAGGATTTGGTTGGATCGTCGATGGACGGTAGGGTTCAGCCTCTATCGGATGCCGTTCGAAACGATTCGGGTTCTGTGCTGGAAGACTTGGGATCCCAGCGCTATACAAGTTTCGGTTAGGGGTTGACTTGCGGCGCCCTGGCCCCATCGTTCCCACTGGCTCAACAATCGACGCCATACCTAGATCACCTCATCTACGTGGGCTCTGATGTCCCACAACAACAGTCGCAAGTACATTGCGCTGCCTCCAACTGCTCCAACTGTGTTCGCAACACAGCGTTCTCCCACTCCATCTGACCCATAGGGGAAAGGTGGGCGATTACGTCTTCTAGCCCTATGTCAATCATTCCTCTTCCTCTTCCTCGGGCACAGGAGTTTTCTCATCCCAGTCCTCAATCAGATCATCCCACCACCAAGTGTTAGGTGGTTCGCCATAGCCATCTGGGTAAGGTTTGTCAGCAGGTGGACCCCACTCATAGTTAGCGTCTAACACCCATCCGTTATGTGGAGATCGAGGATAAAACAATCCGAGAGGATAGCCGTCTGCTTCTGGAACAAACGTCGAACCAACTCCTGCTGGGTTTTTGCGAATGTTCTCTGCGGTTTCATACCACCCAGACCACCCTAAATCTACAGGAGTTTTATCATCTCCAAAGATAGCAACATTAACTACAAGGTTGTTTCCATCTACTTCAGCAAAAGTTCTCATCAGCTACCCGTCCGTTAAATACCGTACGATAAAGACACCATTTTGACCGAGTTGGTTGTAATAACCTTGGCCTCGTCCGTAAGCAGTAGCCTCAGGACTGTTTGTGCCACCTCCATCACCACCAGCACTGTACGTATTGCCATCTAACCACGTATAACCAGCAGGGCCATCTGCGCTAAAAGAACTGCTACCGCTGCCACTGCCGCCACCGCCGCCTCTATTCTCGTAAGAGTTATAACTCCCGTTACCGTTACCTGCTGTAATGGTGCTCCAAGTACCTCCACCGCTACCAGTACCAGCACTTGCGGTTACTGAACCATAGCCAGGGCCACCAGAACAGTAGCCGTACCAACTACCCCCACCGCCACCTGCTCCACCTGCACGCTGGTAAGGAGTTACTTGACCTGTCGCTCCTCCTCCTCCACCAGAAGTACAATTTGCGTAGCCGCCGTAGCCGCCGTTACCGCCGCCACATGCGTAAAGATTCCAGCCAGCTATAAGGATGTGGGTATCACCACCAGGGTCGCCAGTATTGAGAACAGGGGTAGCACCAATAGTTAAAGTGTAATCGCCTGCTTCTACGGTGACAGTAGTACCAGCAAGACAACCGCCACCACCGCCACCGCCAGTATTCTGACCAGTCGCAGCGCCCATTCCGCCGCCAGCGCCAACGACTAACAAATCAATTTCGCCACCGCTAACACAAGTAATCGTCCCACTTGACGCATACGTCACATAAGTATAATCACCCACAACGGAACTAGACCCACCAGAAAATTCCACTGGGCCACTACCAAACAACCCGCCGTTCATCCAAGTAGAAACAGCGGTAGACGGCCAGCCTTTAAGAGTAGACGACCTACCCTTAAAGTTGCTGGCAGCCTGACTTGGGTTAGTACGGAACTGATTAAACGACATTCAGATTCCTAGCTAGACTGTGATCTGATTTACATAACCATGAAGAATAACATTCGCCGCATTCTCAGCAAACGCTCTAACTACCAAAGCAGCACTAGCATTTCCCTGGAGAATTAAACCAGGAGTAATAAGAACCAATCCTCCTTCACCCGTAAGTGTTTGCTCGATCCAGTCATTAGCGTCACCCGTAACACCCCACTGAACGGTTAACTTGTAATCTGTGGTGCTTTTGTTGACAGCATAAAGCCATACTTCGTCTATGGTTGTTGCCACAGAACTACCAGTATGAATAGTAGTCCCTGGCTCGCCAGTAGTAGCGGCAAGAATGCCTCTACCATCTGTACTAGCAGATAATTTTGTTTTTGTATATGTCGCCATAATGATTCCTTAACTAAATACTTGGACTTGAAGGATTGATGTTGATGGAGCAGCAGCCACCGCAGCCGTAACGAAAGCAGTAGTGCTGAGTTGCGTAGTGTTCGTCCCTGCCACAGCGGTAGGCCCAAGAGGCGCACCCGTGAATGTTGGAGAAGCCAAAGGAGCGTAATCACCGAGTTCGGTCATCACAAACGCAGTCGTCGCCAACTGCGTAGTATTCGTATCCGCTGCCGCTGTAGGCGCAACAGGAACCCCCGTAAACGTCGGTGACGCCAACGGCGCAGTCCCAGACGGCAGCGACGAATACCCCAAAGAGGTCCACGCCGTAGCCCCGTCACCAATCTTATAAAAATCGGTGTCGGTTTCGATACAAAACTCTCCCGAAGCGGGAGTCGGATTGTTCGATGTCCAGTTCGCAGCGGTATCCCTCCGCAATTGAATAATTATTGCCATTACTGTGCTCCTGAGTTCCCGCCATCGACTGGCCCAGCGATGGTGTATACCGAGTTACTTAAACCGCCATCAATGTTGGCAAGAGAAGGCCCTACAGGCCCAACTATGCCCCCATACGGCAAACTGACGTACGCTGTCGTACCGTCACCTATTTTGAACTTGTCCGTGTCAAGCTCCAAAGCGAACTCGCCCTGAGCCAACGTCGGATCTGCGGCAGCCCACGCTGAAGCTGTGCCTCGTCTGAACTGAATCTGCAACGGCATTTACGGCCCTCCTGCATCAACAGGGGAAACTCCCCCATACGTGCTGGTTGGCAAACCGCCGTCCAGCAAACCATTCCCTGTGCCAGCAGGCCCAATCGGACCGTCAGGTCCCGTGCCACCTGTCGGACCTGTCGGACCGTCAGGTCCAGGCGGTCCACCTGGATCACCTGTCGGACCAGTCGGACCAGTCGGACCAATGCCACCAGTATTTCCTGTGTTCCCTGTAGGCCCCGTCGAACCTGTCGGACCGAGCGGTCCTGTCGGCCCAGTGCTCCCCCCTGGCCCTATGAGATTCGTTCCCGTACCCCACGAAGGACTGGGAGAACCAACTTTAGGACCGAAGATCTGGCTGCTTGCAGTATTGATAAAGAAGTCGCCTATGTCGCCAGTACCGACGAGAGGGTCGCTGCCACCGTTCAGCAAAGATATGCCATCGGGACCTGTAGGCCCAGTCGACCCTGTCGAACCCGTCGGCCCTGCAGGCCCAGTAGCGCCGGCACCACCAGCCGACGGAGTTGGAGCCATCTGCTGCCAGTAAGCTGTATTCCCAGGTGTCTGACCTGTGCTGCCTTGACGCGCTATGTACGCAGTGTCGTTATACGTCACAACATCCCCAGCCTGATACGCAGTACCGCTCGACCATGCCCCCTCATAGGTGGGGCCATCAGTGAGCGTTATCGCTACCTGGGGAGTTAACTCCTGCGTGTACTGCGTCGTCAGAGGCACTATTCGAGAGCCTCCAACCGCTGGTCAATGTCCTGCACCGCTTTCACGAGCAACGCAAGCATCGACTTATCTCGGTACACGATTGGGTCGCCGTTCTCGTCGTACAAGGTTGCGTCTGGCGCTGCCTCATGGACTTCCTCAGCTATGAACCCTGGTTCTGGCGTCTGCGTTTCGTAATCCAACCCTGAACTTGTTGCTATCTCCTCGTTCCAACGGAACGTGCGAGGCTTCAGAGCCCTCAACTTTGCCCAAGTATCTTCAGTGGGGAGATCCTCTACATCTTCTTTGAAACGGATAGAAGAAGACGACAACCCGAGTTGTGAACTCCCAGTCGTTGTGATCACAGCAGCAGTGCCAGAGAGGACAGGCCACTGAGAACCTGACGCCGCACGCAAGTCGAGAGCAATACTCCCACTGTAAGACGATTCGGAAATAACTAGATGCGGGTTACCGTTATGGACAAACTGGAATCCTGGGAGACTCGTGTTAGGTAAAGTGTCATTCCACTCGATGTAATCTTCAGCAGAACTGTAATCGTTCCCCATATACAGGCGTGCGTAGTCATAGTCTGTTTGGATTCGACAGTAGCCGTTGATGTCCACGTTCTCTCTAACATTCAACCACTGGCACTCTATCCGAGAGCCATCCCCAGCCGTATACGTCGCACTGTTCCCAGTCCACTCGTCGGTGTACCCGATGATGTCACCGTTAACGAGAATGGAACCGTTGATCACCAACCGATATTTAGACTTAGGTCGGTCGGCTCCTGCTCCACCGCCACCCGATTGGGTGTCGTATTTGGAGTACTGGTAGTGGTTCCCGTTGTAAGGCGCATTGGTGTTTGTGCCCACAGGAACGCCTGCGTCAAACAAGAACGACCCCACGTTGTTGTTCGTGATGTCGGTCCCTGTGGCAAAACCCGTCACCGTTTCAGTGGCATCAATATAGACCTGATTGTTTGTACCCAAACTCGAGGTGCCCGAAACAGTGAAATCGTTACTAAAGATCACTGCCCCAGTGACAGTCCCCCCAGTCTTTACCAGCACTCCAGGGGACGTATTTATGTACGCCTCCACATCGTTGAAGTTCGCATTCATTTCACTGGCGACAATGGACGCCCCAGCAGAAAATGAATTCGTCACAGCAAGCGTCATCGTAATCTCCTAGGGCGGTACGTGAACATCATTGAGTTGACCTCCCAGGCCGACGTATGGTCGGGACCGTTAACTTTCATTGCAATGGCTTTCGCCGATCCCATCGTTGTGAGTTTGATGATGTCGGTGATGCTGGTGTCAGCCGAAGCAGCCCACACAGCATTCCCACCGGCACCAGTAGAATCTGTACACCACGTAGCCGTATCCCACACTGAGGTGGAACCGCGACCTGTCACGTTAAACGAATTGCTAACGGATGTGGCTTTATCGTAATCCTTGTACACCTCGAGGTTGACCGTCCCTGACGCCGAAGTGTCCATGATGAAACGCGGTTTACCCCAGCGTTTCTGAACAATAGGGTTCTTCCCAGCAACCCAAGGCGTCGTGAAATACGATGGGATTGCTGCGGCAGCACCTGAGACGTACAGGTCTGTGTACCGGTCTTGTTCAAGTCTGATAACTCGACCCGTGGTATCAGCGCATGCACCCGCAAGGAATGGCTCACCGCCAGGAGGAGTATGGGAATGCAAACCCATAGCGTCAATGTCGGTGACAGTCCAGGCACCATCTGCGCTAAGCGACGGATCCAAAATCAGTACCCGTCGACTGGTGACACCCTCCTCGGTCCAGTCAACTGACACGTAGAGGCGATTACGGAACCATGCGAGTTGTGGTGCGTCAGTGAAGCGGAGGCGACCATCATCGATAGCTGGCTTCAGTTTGTCGAACAGGTAATTGAATCGCTGGCCGTCGTACAGGTAGACGCCGTTCTGGTCATGCCAGAAGAACACACCTATGGGTGTGGACACAGGCGTCGACAAAGCAATCGATCCCACATCGCGAGTTAACGGCACCATTTGGAAAGTATCTGTGTCATCGCCGTAGATAGCGAAAACAGAGTTGCTTTTGAAGATCAGCAGGCGGTCTGCCATCGGAGCGAACCCTGTAATCTGGTCGCCTCGTTCACCGATATCGATGTCAACGTAGCTGGTGTTCGCCCACGTTTCTGGATCGTTCAGATTCGACCATCGAACCCGAGAGTTGTAGGCAGTACCACCCTCCAAAGTTTTCCCCGTCCACATGTGGTTATTCCAGAAAGTCACGTACTGTGCAATAGGGAAGTTGCCGGCGGTCCCGTTCAGGTTGGTGCCAAGGTCTGTGCCGCTGTTACCTGCAGTCACTTTGAAAGAGACAACATCACCGCTGACTGCGTAGAACAAGTTGTTCATAGTTACGCCGTACATCCGAGTACCGGTAGTGCGAGCAGTCTGCCCAGTGATAGTTGTCCACGCTG